CATCTGCACGTCGTCCAGCAGCAGCACGGCCAGCCTGACGAAGGCCTCCTTGCGCCTGACGATCTCGCCGTCGTCGGTGGCGCGCAAGACCCCAGTGCAGAAGTAGGTGTTGTCTTGGGTGGCCTTGTCAATGAGGCCAGCCTGGGCAGGAAGCCCTCGGTACGGCCGCCCTGACCAGACGTCGGGCGGTGCTTTGCTCGGGTCGGCGCGGAAAGTACATACCCATCCGTGCGTACCCGATGTGAGATCGCCGAGCAGCTCGGCCAGAAAGTCGCTGTTGGTCATCGTGGTTGCTCCGATGACCATGCTCAGACCTCGACTGCGACAAGCTCCCTGATTTCGATGGTCACGCCCTTGGCGCGCGCCATCTCGAGCAGCTCGGGCCAGTGGCGCTGCGGGATCTGGCCGCCGGTGCCGTCAGGCCGCGGCTGGCACCAGCGGCTCAGCGTTGACTTGTCCAGCTTCAGTTGGTGGGCCACGTCGGCCTTGCCTCCCAAGCGTTCGATGACGCCGTAGGCGGGGTCCATGGTGTGGATCGTGGGAATTGGCATGTTCGCTCCAGGTTGTGAATTGCGCAATCGCAAGACAGATCCTAACTTGCGTTTGACTCAACGTGGAGGAGATGCCACTATGCAGCTGCTCAGAAATTAGCCAGCAAAAGGCCCCCGAAAATGAACACCTTGTGGTTCCGCGAACGGTTACAAGACAAGCACTTGTCTCAGCGAAAGTTGGCGAAGATGCTGGATATTGACCCTGCAGCCGTCTCTCTCATGTTCCGCGGACGTCGCAAGATGACGCCGCATGATGCGCATCAGATCAGCGTGATATTGGGCGTGCCCCTCAACGAGGTGATGCGCAACGCTGGCATTGAGGTGCTGGAAGACGTGCACAACTGTCCTGTGGCCGCGCACGTCAATGAGCACGGTGCCGTGACGCTTATGCCACGTGGCACGCACGACCTGGCCAAGGGCCCGGCCGACTGCCCCGTGGGCACCTACGCTGTGCAGGTGCGATCGCACGCGTCTATCAAGGACGGGTGGATGCTGTTCGTGACGCCGGCCCAGGTGGCCGCCGACTCCAACATGGACCAGCTGTGCCTGGTGGCCACCGCGGACGGCAAGCAGGTGATGGCGGTAGTGCGCCGCGGCTACCGCAGGGACACCTGCAACCTGGTGCTGTGGCCGTCGATGGAGATCCTGTCCGACGCCCAGATCGCCTGGACGTCCACGGTTCTCTGGATCAAGCCGCTCTACTGACCCCCCTCCGGCTGACTTGCGCAGGGACCAATGTCCCTGTATTTTTGTCGGGCTTGTGTTGTGATTGTCTCAATGTGGAGCAGAATTCACAGCACCACAACGAACCGGAGCCCGAACGTGAACCACACCACGCGCCGCTTCCCCCGAACCCTCCGCGAGGCCTTCCCTCAAGACCGCGAATGGGCCTACAGCATCGAGAAGCACAAGGCCTCGATGTCTGTGCTTGAGGCCCTGGTGGCCTGGGCGTCCATCACCGGCATGTCGGTGCTCATTGCCTGGGCGGTGGTTGCATGAGCTGCAAGCACTGCTCCGGCCCGTGCGACCAGGGACGCAAGCCCTGCCCCGCGCCTGACGCGTGCGAGCTTCGCAACGACGACGACCTCGAGATGCTGGGCCGCATCGTGCTGGCCATCATCTGCGCACTGGCCACGGTCCTGGTGGCCCTGCTGGTGGCATGAGGTGCCCAGCATGCAACGCCGAAACCTCGGTGACCGACAAGCGCGGCCCGCGCCGGCGGCGGGAGTGCCGCAACGGCCACCGCTTCACGACCAACGAGGCCATCACCATTGGTGTACGCCTGAAGGCCGAAGGACCAGCTCCTGTCCCGCCTGGTGGCCTTTTGGCACAGGTGTGGCACTCACCCGTTCCCAGCAACAACGAGAAGCCCTGAAGGGCCTGGAAGACGCCCTGTTTTGACCCACGAAAGGAATCACATGGAACCGATAGATCAACTGGCCACTGAATGGGCCATCGCCAAAGAGAAGGAAGACGCCGCCAAGGCCGAGCGCATCGACATCGAGGAGAAGCTCCTCAAGCTGCACCCGGCCAAGGAAGAAGGCAGCGAGTCCTTCAGCACGCCCCGCGGCGCCAAGATCACCCTCACCGGCCGCGTTACCTACAAGGTGGACATCGACAAGCTCACCAGCCTGACCGCAGCATGGCCCGACGACGTGCGCCCGGTCAAGACCAAGATCGAGGCCGATGAGACGCGCCTGAAGGCCATCCGCAACGAGAGCCCCAAGCTCTGGGCGCAGATCGCCGCCGCGGTCGAGACGAAGCCGGCCAAGACCGGCGTCAGCATTAAGTGGAAGGAGTGAGCCGTGGCCTTCAACCTCGCTTCTATCTCCAAGACCAGGCGCCTGCGCGCCCCCAAGGTCGTCATCGCCGGCCCGGGAAAGATCGGCAAGACCACCTTTGCAGCCAGCGCTCCCAACGCGGTCGGCATCCTGACTGAGGACGGCGCGGACGCGGTGGACGCCTCAGCCTTTCCGCTGGCCTCGAGCCTGCAGGAGGTCTACCAGGCCATCGGCACGCTACTGAAGGAAGAGCACGACTTCAACACCGTGTTCATGGACTCACTCGACTGGCTCGAGCCCCTGGTGCACGCCCACGTCTGCGAGCAGAACAAGTGGGCCAGCATCGAGGCGCCGGGCTATGGCAAGGGCTACCTGGCCGCGGCTGATGAATGGCGCACGCTGCTCAACGGCCTGGAGGAGCTGCGCCAGCGCCGCAACATGGCCGTGATCCTGATCGCGCACGACAAGATCAAGCGCTTTGAGTCACCGCTGCACGACGGGTATGACCAGTACGTGCTGAAGCTGCACGACCGCGCTGCAGCCCTGGTGCAGGAATGGGCCGACGTCATTGGCTGGGCCAACTACCGCGTGGTGACGACGCAGACCGACGCCGGCTACGGCAACAAGGAAACCAAGGCCCGCACGACGGGCGACCGAATTCTCCATGTCGAACCCCACCCCGCTCACATGGGCGGCAACAGGTTTGGCCTGAAGAACATGCCCCTGTCCTGGGAGGCATTCGCCGCTGCACTCGCAGCATCACAAACCTGAAACGAGAGAACCATGCCACTGTACGTCGTCACCGACACCGCCAACGCGAAGACCCGCCTGGTGGATGCCCAGAACCCTGCCCGCGCCCTGCGCCACGTCACCAGCACGCAATTCGGCATCAAGGCCGCCAGCGCTGGTTTGGTGGCCAAGCTGATGGGCGCCGGCATCCAGCTGGAAACCGCCACCCCTGAATCTCAACCCGAACCCCAACCTGAAGGCTACTGAACCATGGCATCCCTGAACTTCAAGGCAAGCGCGATCCAGATCGAGGAGCGCACCACGTCCTACGGCCCGCTGCCCGCGGGCGAGTACGAGATGATGGTGGTCAAGTCCACCACCAAGCCCACCAAGAGCGGCAACGGCTCCTACCTCGAGCTCGAGATGCACATCATCTCGGGTGAGCACACTGGGCGCCGGCACTGGGAGCGGCTGAACCTGGACAACCCGTCACTGCAGACCGTGAAGATCGCGGAGGAGCAGCTGGCGCGCCTGTGCATGGCGCTCGGCCTGGACGAGGTGGACGACAGCGAGCAGATGCACGACAAGGCCTTCGTGGCCGAGGTTGGCATCGACAAGAAGGACAGCACGCGCAACGTGATCTGGGGCTACCGCGCCATCACGGGCGCGCCTGTCAGCCCGGCCAAGCTCAAGAACACGCCGCCCCCGCCCGCTGCCGCGCCAGCGAAGTCTGCACGGCCCTGGGGTTGACCATGGCGGCGCTGCCTGAGTCTCCACACACCACCGCGACGGCCATCGTCAAGTGGTACGAGAGCAAGCCCCAGGAGCACCGGCCGCACATGGGGGCCAGCCTGATTGGCCACCCGTGCGACCGCAACATCTGGATGACCTGGCGCTGGGTGCTCAAGCCTGAGTTCAAGGGCCGCATCCTGCGCCTGTTCAGCACCGGCCAGCGCGAGGAGTCGCGCCTGCTGGAGGAGCTGCGCGGCATCGGTGCCCAGGTCTGGGACGTTGACTCTGAAACCGGCGACCAGTGGCGCGTGAGCGCGCTCAACGGGCACTTTGGCGGCAGCCTTGACGGCATCGCCAAGGGCCTGCCCGAGGGGCCGAAGACGCCTGCGGTGCTGGAGTTCAAGACGCACAGCCACAAGTCGTTCACTGAGGTGGTGGCCAAGCGCGTGCAGGCCGCCAAGCCCCAGCACTACGACCAGATGACCGTCTACATGGGCCTGATGGAGCTGACGCGGGCGCTGTACATGGCGGTAGACAAGGACACCGACGACGTCTACGTCGAGTGGGTGGAGTTCGACCAGGCCCGGTTCGACCAGCTGCTGGCCCGCGCCGAGAAGCTCATCGGTATGACTGCGCCGCCTGACCGCATCAGCGCCGATCCAAGCCACTGGCAGTGCAAGTTCTGCGGGTTCTACAAGCACTGCCACCAGGGCGTGGCCGCGGAGGCCAACTGCAGGACGTGTTGCCATGCCTCACCCGTTGAGAATGCAGCATGGCGGTGTGACAGCCACAACGAACACCTGACCGTGCAGGAGCAGCGCGAGGGCTGCGAGGACCACCTGATGATCCCTGGCCTTGTGCCCTACGCCGAGCCGGTGGACGGCGGCAGCACCTGGGTGGCCTACCGGCACCGCGAGTCGGGCAAGACGTTCGTCAACGGCCCGGCCGACATGCCGCACGACACCACCTACGGCCCGGTGTTCAGCAGCACCGAGCTGCATCGGTGCCCTGGTGCGGTCCTGCCCGACGCGGTGGAGACGAAGGCTGAGTTCCCGGGCGCCACCGTGGTGTCAGGCAGCGTGGCCCCGCGCACGCCGTTCGATGACATGGAGTCGGACGACCTGGACGCGGTGCCCAGCAAGCCCGACCACCCGGTCAAGCGCGAGAGCCGCAAGCGCATCGCGGCCAGCATCAAGCAGCTCGAGGCCCTCCAATGATGCGCGGCGTGGCGTCGATCGCGGCCCTGGCGCTGGTCTGGGCCGGGTGCCTAGTGGTGCTGGGCGCGGCCGCCCGCGTCATGTGGTGGCTGCTGGGCCTGGGCTGGGCGGTGCTGTGAGCTGGCTCCTGCCCTACCTGCAGGCCCGCAGCGATGAGGTGGGCGAGTGCTGGGAGTGGCGCGGGGCCGTGCAGCAGCTCAGCCGGGCCCCGGTCATGCGCCACGACGGCCGGCCCCAGGCTGTGCGCCGGGTGATCGCGCAGACGTTGGAACTGAAGGTCGAGGGCCGCTTTGCGACGTCCCGCTGCTGCAACCCGCTGTGCGTGAACCCTGAGCACGTCATCACCGTCACACGGCAGCAGCTGCAGCAGCGCACCGCCAAGGTGACGCAGATGCACACCAACCCGGCCCGGTGCAGGAAGCTGGCCCAGAGCGCCAGGCGCAAGGGCAAGTTGAGCGAGGCCCAAGTGGCCGAGATCCGCGCTATCGACGGGATGAAGCAGCGCGACATCGCGGCCCTGTACGGCATCACCCAGTCCACGGTGTCGGCCATCCGGCGCGGCGTCAAGTGGAAGGACTACGGCAACCCCTACTGGCAACTGATGAAATGAACACGTCCCAAGACTTTGCGAGGTGCGCGTCATCGCACCGTGAAGAGTGCCGCACCTGTGCACGCAACGAGAAGGTGAACCCCCCCGAGCCAGACGCCACGCGCCAGGTGTGGCTCGGTGTGTGGGTGATCGAGGATCAGCGCTGCCCGTCGCGGGTGGCGGTGGAGGTGAAGGCATGACCCGCGACGACATCATCCGCATGGCGCGGGAGGCTGGAATGTTCAAACTGTTTGGAGACCCCAACGCTCCAGAAGCGCTTACAGGGGAATCCATTGAACGTTTTGCCGCCCTTGTCGCCGCTGCCGAGCGTGAGGCATGTGCGAAGGTGTGTGACGCCGAGGCAACCATTGAAGGCATCGCCCAACGCTGCGCCGCCGCCATCCGGGCAAGGGGGCAAGCATGAGCTTCATCATCGGCATCGACCCAGGCGCCGCTGGCGCCGTGGCCATCCTTGAGCCGGACGGCAGCCTGGTGCAGGTCTTCGACATGCCCAGCGTCGAGATCGTCAGCAACGGCAAGGCCAAGCGCCGCATCAGCCCCGAGATGCTGGCTGCGGAGCTGCGCCTGTACAACGTGCACGCAACATGCGCATACATCGAGCAGGTGGGCGCCATGCCCGGCCAGGGCGTCAGCAGCATGTTCGCAT